CAGTTATTCAGATTATATCTACGAAGAATTTTCAAAGTTTTATAATGAACAAGAACAACAATTACTTCATTAACTAATCATTCTCCTTTAAAGGGTGATAATTCCAGAAATGGGGTTATCACCCTTTTTCTTTTATAAATATAATTATTGTATAACATAGGGTACTATTCAAAATGCCATCATCAACGACAACTAATTATATTGAAATTGAAGGTACAAACCTTTTAGCTAAACAGAAACGATTATCATCAACGTCCATTGAAATTTCATGGATTGTCCCTAAGAATCCAATGGTTTATAATGGTGTGATCGTTGTGTGTTCACCCATGGAATTAAACCCTTCTAATTTCCCTACTGATGGTGTTCGATACAATGGGTCATCAGACTTTTCTGTCATTGCTGATCAAATTGGTCTGGCTCATGTTGTTGGTGCGTTTTATGATGACTTAGTTACAAATACTGTTGTTATCACAAACCTTGAACCAAACAAAGCTTATTATATTGCTGTTCATTTAAACACCAATGTTTATACCTATTATCAAGTTGGTGCAAAGACTTACCCTGTTAGTAACGCCACCACGGTTTATGCTGGCACAGTTCAAAACAGTTATGACCCGCCAACAAACCCAAGATTAGGTCAATCATATTTTGATCCAAGTCAAAACATGATGTTTGCTTGGAGTGGGGTTGCATGGGTTCCTACCAAAGAACAAACAACGATCACAGGTGACGTGAACCCTGTTTCACCATTCTCAGGTCTGCCAACAGGTTATCCCGGTATTGGTGATTTCTTTTATAACACTCGTTTACAAGCTTTGTTTGTTTGGAATGGTGTTAGTTGGGATAATACCGAAACACCGAAGGGTGAACCTTCTTATAGTACGATTGGTGTTGGTACTACTGGTGAACAAGCCCCAAGAGAAACAATCAAAGATATTCTTAAACACCAATTAGGTTATCCTGTTGTTTGTGTTGAATTACAAGACGTTCATTTTGATATTGCTTTGAACAACGCTTTACAAACCTTGAGAAGTCGTGCAAGTTCTGCATATTATAAACAATTTTTCTTTTTAACTGTATTGGCTGGTCAAGATGTTTTTTATTTTAATGATCCAACAACAGGTACAAGAAACATTGTAGATATTATCAAGATTCATCGTTTGAATGTGTTGGGGTTGAGTAGTGTCAATGGTACAAATATGTTTGCCCAACAAGTAATCAACCAATTCTTTGCACCCGGCCAACAAGGTATTGACTTGGTTTCTGTTCATTTAGTTAATTCAATGTCTGAATTATATGCACAATTATTTGCAAGTGAAGTGGCTTTTAGTTGGCGTGAAGCTTCACGGGAAATGAGAATCTTCCGTAGATTTACAAGTACAGAAAAAGTATTGGTTGAAAGTTCAATGGAGAAAACAGAACAAGAAATTTTAACTGATCGTTGGACTCAACAATGGATTCAACAATGGGCTATGTCCGAACTGTATTCTATGTTAGCAAATATTCGCGGGAAGTTTACAACATTACCCGGACCCGGTGGTGGATTATCATTAAATGCTGATAGTTTAATTTCACAAGCATCTGTGATGAGAGAAGATTGCTTGAGACAGATTAAGGACTTCGAGATTGGAACGAATGGGCCAGATAATTTTTATTCACCATTCTTAATGGGTTAATTATAATTATGAAACTACAACAACTATTAGAAGCACTTAAACCAAGTCAATATCGCAACTTGGTTAAAGGATGGGATAAAAGCAAGTATGCAGATTTGTTTGGTGGGAAATATCGAATCTATATTCCTCTTGGTGAGAAATCAAAAGAAGTAAAGGTTAATCCAGAAGTTGAAAACTTTGTTAAACACGCTGGATATGAAATTGAAGACTACTTAACTGGTATTGCTAGTAAAGATAATGGTAAACGAAAGATTCGTATTGGTAAGTTGTTATCCAAAGAGCCTGAGTTAAAAAAGTTGTTTGATAATGATTCATCACGTAATTCTTCTCAATCAGAATATATTGTTGTTATTTCTCGTCACCCATATGATATTGCTGGTATGACAAGTGGACGCGCATGGGAAGATGAATCTTGTATGAACTTGAATACTGGAATCCTCAGGCGTTTTGTTCCTCTTGACATCAAAGAAGGTACTCTTGTTGCCTACTTGATTAAAAATACAGATAAGAATATTGAATCCCCTTCTGCCCGTGTCTTAATTAAACCTTTTATTGATTTAGATGGTTCAGAAGAAATTGCTTTTGGAGTTGAGAAAAAAGTATATGGGAAACCAAGTCCAGAATTCCAACAAACCGTAGTCGATTGGGCTGATGAGATTAACAAGAAAAAGAAGTTGAATGGCATCTTCCAATTGAATTATAAGTTGTATAATGATTCATTTAAAGATAAGTATGGAAATATAGATACAAAAAAATTTGTTGGTGATGTTACCCAAGAACAAAAAGATTTATTGATAGTAAGACAAAACGGTGCCGATATAGAATATATTCCAAACCCCTCAGAAAAACTCCAATTAGAAGCCCTAAGACAAAATGTATATAATTTAAAATTCTTTATTAGGTCTGCCACTAAGAAGGTATTGGATATTGCACGGGCTAAAAATAATAATTATGTTGAAAAGTTGTTAAAAAAATTGGACGATGATGATCAGTTTGATGATCAGTTATTGAAAGATTTAGAATCATAATATGTAATAAATATAACATATTAAAAACGGATAACTCATGGCTAATTGTAATACCAGTTCAACACCGAATGCTCCACCTAATTCTACTTGCCAACCAGTGAGTACGGATTGTGGGGCTCAACCCAATTTGACTTTTGGTTTGGATAATGGTACAGCCGCATATCAACCACCTCAAATATCTGTTGGTACTTTAGATTATTCAACATCAACTTGTGCAGATAATGATTCTGCTTACATGGCTAATCTAATGGCACAAGCATTGAATATTGCTGCTGGGCCTTGTAACATTTTCCCTTTACTTGGTGTTCATAGTCAAGGGTCAACCATTGATATGATTAATGCTACTGGTTATCCCTTATCTTCAGGAACGCCAACAGGTTTCAATGCTTTAAATGCTTTCAATATAAATTCAAATTCTTGGCGATCTGTTCAACAAGGTATTGATGTCATTACCAAACCGGCTTACCTTGGTTATTGTTTTGGAACTAAGAAAGCGTGGGATAAGATTGGCGCACCACAAGAACGTTACCAAGCCCCAGAACCCGTTCGTAGACAAGTTGGAAGCATCAAGATACAGCAAGGCGACTCAAGAGAGAATAGAGCCTCACAGGCCCGTATAGAGGCTTCTGACGATGGTTTGACATGGCATCGTGTGGATGTGATCAAGCTACCAGATACAAACGAACTGGTGACGATTGGAGTACGTTCTAACGCTATGTACAACCAATGGAGAATCATACCTACATTCTTCAATGGAGTAGCTACCAATCCACAATGGGAAGTTCAACGATTGCAATTGATGGAAGCAACAGCAACAGCTATTGACAACATCCAAGATTTTTTCTTGATGGAAAATCGAGATCGTTCATATTGTAGAACATCAGTGATGATCAAGGCGCAATATGACTTATTGGATGTTCAAACAGAACTTGCAAAGTTTGGTATCAATATTCCTCAAACTTATGTGTTTACTTGTAGCTTTGCATCCTTGGTTCAAACTCTTGGAAGACCATTGGTTGTTGGTGATATTGTAGAATTACCGGGCGAAGTTCAATATAACACAAGTCTTCAGCCTGTTCGTAAATGGTTAGAGGTTACTGATACAGCTTGGAGTACGGATGGTTACACTCCAAACTGGAAACCTCAATTGTATAAATTTTATGCACAACCCATCATGCCTTCTGTAGAGCATAGAGATATTCTAGGTTTGCCCGGTGTTGGTAACTATGCAAAGACTGATGATGATTTCTTGGCTGGTATGATGATGGGTAACGATCAAGCATATAAAGCTTCTGAAGCTATCAAACAAATCAGTAAAGATAATGTTCCTCAGACTGGTGCTGATGGTGCTGATATTCAATCTGGTATGCCAGCATTGGGACCGGCAGGTGGATATGATGGGAATGATATGTATGTTGGTGATGCTATTCCTCCTAATGGTCAATCTTATACCATTGGTGATTCATTACCATTACCCGCCGATATTTTGGATGGTCACTATCATCGTCAAACCTATACCATGATCCCTGAAAGTATTAGACCCCCAGAAAGATTATTGATCTTTTCTGCAACTACTCAACGCTGGAGTGTTGTTGAAATTAATAACAAGACAAATTATGAATCACATAAGCGTACCATTTCACGTATTATGGGATCAAGTCAAAAAGTTAACCCTGATCAGAAGATTTAAAATATGAAACTACAACAATTATTAGAAGCACTGAAACCAAGTCAATATCGGGGGTTGGTAAAGGGATGGGATAAAAGCAAGTATGCAGATTTGTTTGGTGGTAAGTATCGAATTTATATTCCATTGGGTGAGAAGTCAAAGGAAGTAAAACCGAATTCAGAGGTTGAAAGTTTTGTGAAGTCTCAAGGTTATGAAATTGAAGACTACTTAACTGGTATCGCAAGTAAGGATAATGGAAAGAGAAAGATCCGTATTGGGAAACTTCTCGCCAAAGAACCCGAGTTAAAGAAGTTGTTTGACAATAACTCTTCACGTAATTCAAGTCAATCAGAATATATCGTTGTTATTTCTCGCCATCCATATGATATTGCTGGTATGACAAGTGGTAGAGATTGGGAAGAAGGTTCTTGTATGAATTTGAAAAATGGCATTTTCCGTCATTGTGTTCCTCTTGACATCAAAGAAGGGACATTAGTTGCTTACCTAATCAAAAACACAGATAAGAACATTGAATCACCAAGTGCTCGTGTTTTGATTAAACCATTCATTGATTTAGATGGTTCAAAAGAAGTGGCTTTTGGTGTAGAGAAAACAGTATATGGGAAACCAAGTCCCGAATTCCAACAAACAGTAGTTGATTGGGCTGATGAAATTAACAAGAAAAAGAAACTAAATGGTATCTTTCAATTGAATGATAAATTATATAATGATTCATTCAAAGATAGATATGGGAATTTAGATCCAAGAAAGTTTGTTGGTGATGTATCACAAGAACAAAAAGATTTATTGATAGTAAGACGGAATGGTTCTGATATAGTTTATATTAAAGAACCAACAGAAAAGGTCAAATTGGAAGCTGTAAAAAATAGCCCGTATGCAATTGAATATATTGAAAACCCTTCCGAACAAGTCCAATTAGAAGCGGTTAAACAAAATGGGTTTATAATTCGACGTATTTACAAAATGGGTATTGAACCATCTGAACAAGTGCAATTGGGGGCGGTGAAAAAGAATATAGAATCGTTTGGGTTTATTGATAAACCATTTGATTCTGTTAAGAAGTATTATGAGGAACATAAATGAAATTACAACAATTATTAGAAGCACTGAAACCAAGTCAATATCGCAATCTCGTAAAGGGGTGGGATAAGTCAAAATATGCAGATTTATTTGGTGGTAAGTATAGAATCTATATTCCTCTTGGTGAGAAGTCAAAGGAAGTTAAACCAAACTCAGAAGTTAAATCTTTTATTAATCAGGCAGGATATGAAATTGAAGATTACTTAACTGGTATCGCTTCAAAGGATAATGGCAAACGTCAAATTAAAATTGGTAAGTTATTAGCAAAAGAACCAGAACTCAAAAAGTTGTTTGATAAAGACCCACAACGTACAGCATTAAAATCAAAATATATCGTGGTTATATCTCGCCACCCATATGATATTGCTGGTATGTCAACGGGAAGAAAATGGACTTCATGCATGAATTTAAAGGATAGCGAAGGACAAAAATTTGTACCTCTTGATATTAAAGAAGGTACATTGGTTGCTTATCTAATCAAAGAAACCGATACCAATATAGAACACCCTTCGGCCAGAATTTTGATTAAGCCATTTATTAACTTAGATGGTTCTGGTGAAATTGCCCTTGGTGTAGAAGATGGTGTTACGTATGGCTCTGCACCTGAAGAATTTAAAACTACTGTAATTGCTTGGGCTAACAACATCAATAAAAGCAAGAATCTAAATGGTATATTTGTTCTGAACAATAAATTGAATATTGACTCTTTGGATAAGCAATCAAATATCAAAGGTATTGGTGAGGTAGATGAAGAGACTGTAGAAACCTTTCGTATAATGAAAAACAATCCTGATTATTTTAAAGAACTCAAAAACCCTTCAGAAAAACTACAAAAGATGGCAGTAACCCTAAACCCATATTTGGTTACAGTTATCAAAGACCCAAGTGAAAGTGTTCAGATTGCAGCGGTAAAAAAAGATGGGTATATAATCTCAGATATTATTAAGATGGGTATAACCCCTTCTGAAGCCGTACAGCTTGCAGCTATCAATTCTACACCCGGGGCGTTCATGGCTATGACAAAGGGTATGACTGAAAAGGCACAGCTACAAGTAGTCAAGAACAACATTAAAGATTTTCGATTTATCAAGAATCCATTTGATTCTGTTAAGAAGTATTACGAGGAACACAAATAATGTATTCCTTCAAAGAATATCTTTCTGAAGGTCTAATCAAACTTCCTCCAAAACTTCTTTCTGAACTTTTGGAGTTTGGTATCTATTGGTTTCTTTGTTCCATTCCTCAAGATGAAGAAGAATCATTAAGATCAAAACACAACATCAAACCTTTAGATCCTTCTGACATTGGTAACACTCGGGTGACATCAACAAGCCTCTCAATTGATCTTAATGATATACCACAAGAATATATC